CGAGTTGCTAACAAAGAAAACTTTGAAGGCGCTGATATGTCCTATGGGTTATTCCAAATCAACATGAAGAATGACGTACCAGGAAACGTTGGGCAGGGAAATCGTCGCAGAGCTAGTTACGCTAAATACGGTGTTCACGAAGACTGGGATTTGTATGACCCAATTAAAAACGCTAGAGCAGCTTGGGCAATTTCTTCAGAAGGAAGAAACTATAAGCCGTGGTCAACCGCCGCAGCTGCTGGCCTTAACGGCCCTAAGTATGGTCGCCCTAGAATAGATGACCCTTGGTATAACTCAGCTATTGGAAAAACTTGGGGAGTTGCAAATAAAGTTGTTACAAAAGCTGGTGATGTTGCTGGGGGTGTAGTAGATGCTTTAGGAAATGCTGCCTCTGGAGTTGTAAACACAGTAGGCGGAGCGGCTGGAAACATATACGACTTTATTAAGGGCAATGTAAATCTTGTTAAAATGTTTACAGAGCTTCTTAATGCCATTAAATCATCGATGGGTAATCTAACTCTTGCTGGAGCTAGAGAACACGGTGGTCCAGTAAGTGGCAGTGGCGGCGGATATAATATTAACTACGGTGGAGTAACGGTTAAAATAAATGGCGCTAATAACATGGATGAACGTAAATTAGCTCAAGAAATTAAAAAAACGCTTGATTACGATGCTCTTATTAGAAAGGTAGCAAACCACTAATGGCTGTAAAACCTACTAATGGAACAACTTTTCCAACCCTTTTAGCACCAATAAAAGTAACGCAAGCGGCAAAAGCTGGCGCAACAGGCATCTCTGTGCCCCCTACCTCAAACAAATTGTTGTTTTTTCCAACCGCAGGAACTGGCGTAATTAAACCAAAACCAGCGGTAATAGACTCAAAGTTAGGTGTAGGAAAAGCTGTAACTCAAGGAGAAGCGGCAATAAATCTTTTTGGGCTTAATTATGTTACAGCAAAAATGGCAGCTCCAAACGTAGCTAAACTTCCACCCGCACTAGCTTCTGCTGTTTTGACGGCCGCAGGAACTCCGCCTACTACAGTTACAGATAAATTAGCACTTTGCGAAAAAGACACGTTTACTCAACAGGCACCTCCTAGTGAATACTTGTTTAATCTATCTCCTCACTCTTGGAGTCTTCCCCTTGCTCCACGAACCGTAGACCACAGAACCTTTAGAAAAAGTAATCCAACAAAAGGCGCTACAAAAGCAGACGTTGTTGGAACAAACCCAAACAACGCCTCAACCGTAAAAGGAAAGCTAAGACGAGGAAGAATTACTTGGCACGCTAGCGCTCAAGACCTTCAATACGCTACTAGTTCTGGTGGCTCAGCAGGTGTAGCGGGCGGTAAAGCCCGTCAAATTGGATTTCAATTCCTATGGAACCCTGAAAGTTTTTCTACTCAAGTAATTTTAAACTCAGATGTAACCCCATCTATGCAAGACCGATTTGTTGGTGTTGCGGGCGCATTTCCTGGAACAGAAACTATCTCATTAACTATTAGAATAGATAGAACTAATGATTTTGCGTGTTTTGCTCACAAGGGCACTAGAGAAAAAGACCCAACAAGTAAAGTTGGCGGAGATAGAGAAAAGCAGTGGGGAGTCAACTTTGGTCAGTTTTACAAAGGCCATAAACTTGGCTTATCTACAGATGCTCTAATAGCAAAACAAATTGCTGAAGTATACGAAATGGGAACGTTAGCTGATATTGAGTTTTTATACCAAACGGTTAATGGACCAAATGCTAACTATATGAAGGGCGGCTGGAAAAACTCCCTTGGCCGTGTAACTTCAGATATAGGGTTTTTATCAGCAACTTTAGTAAAGTTTGAAATAGGACCAGTTAACTATCTTGGTTATATAAACGGACTTTCAGTAAATCACCTTGCATTTACACAGGATATGAAACCAATTCGTAGTGATGTGTCTATTCAAGCAAACTTACTTGCTTCTGTAGGTCTTGCGGAAGCGGGTCAATAATGTCTATTTATAAAACTTCTAGATATAACGACTCAGAAATTACCTACTTATCTATTGTAGAAAACGGAGATTTAACCCCTGTTGTTGACTACACGTTTTCTGTTTTAGGCACTTTAACTTGGGCGGACTATGTTTGGCGAGATGGGGATAGGTTAGAAAAAGTTTCGCAAGACTTTTATAGCAGCCCTCACTCCTGGTGGATTATTGCTGAAGCAAACCCTGAAATTGAAGACGCTTTAAACATTCCTCCTGGAAGAACTATTAGGGTCCCTAAACGTGCTTAAATTTATATCTGTTAATTTTAATGGTATTGAAGGAGCTCCTTTTAGGTTAAGCTCTTTTAAGCTTGTGCAAGCTAAATACCAGCATGAACTATGCTACCTAACTTTTAACGAGTGGGATACTTCATTTGATGCGGTGAAGCCGGGAATACCAGTAGACATTCAAATAAAAGACCCAAAAAATAATAAAAACTTTTATGGGTATGTTCATCATATTGAACCTAAAAAAACTCCTGGTTCTGACAATATAACTGTTGTTGTTATAGGAGCTTCTTATGTTTTTAAACAAGCTAGACAAGAAATCTACCGAGATATTACCGCATCAGATTTAGCAATTAAATTTGCTATAGAGCATAACTTTTCATACGGGGTTGTCCGACACCCAAGAGTGTTTCCACAGATTGCTCAATCGGGTCAAAGTGATTGGCAGCTTTTAGTTAAACTAGCTAAACAATGTGGCTATTCTTTAAGAGCAGAAAACACTGAACTTTACTTTCAACCCTTGACTGAGGACTTTACCGCGTACAAGGCTGAGGCTCAAACGTTTTACATGAATGATGCAAACAACCCCTCTGGAAGTACTATCTATTCTTTTAATCCAATTGTTGGAGAAACGTTAAGTTTTGAAGACGGTTCTAAATCTGCTACCGCAGTTTCTGGAATAGACATAGTAAATGGAGAGTCTGCGTTTGCCGTAACAAAACAAAAACGGGAGACAACTGTTCGCAAAAATAAACAAGATGAGTTTTTTGACAGATTTGAGTCTACAACTGTAGCTACAGATTTTTCTTCTGCAATTTACGAGGCTGAATCTGCTGACTTATTAATTCGATACCCTTACAGAGCTTCTGTAGAAGTTTTGGGAAATGCGTCTTTGCGACCAGAGTTGCCTATTTATCTAGAAGGACTTGGCTCAGATTACTCTGGGTATTGGACAATTTTAGAAACAGAGCACAACGTTAATAATCTTGTATATACAACAAAACTTATTGTTGGTCTTGACTCATTAGGTAAAGCTAACGTATGGAACGACGGAACGTCTTTAGATGTTAAGCCTTCTCCAGATAAAAGAACAATTACCCCAGGTAAATCTCAAACAAATATTAAACAAAGAACAATCTTAAAAACTATACAAACAGGAGTTTTGCCCTCCTCGTCTTACTCACCAAACCAAACAAAAAATAAAACGCCACTACGCACAACAGAAAAAACTATTGCGGTTTGGGCTAACTCTGGAAAAAGAGACCTTAAAAGCGTCGTAAAGAAAACCGCAAACACCGAGGCTGTTTACAGTAAATTAAGGGGTGCCGGTGTCTTCTAACGATTATGACCGTAAGTTTTTTGGCATTTACCCAGGAAAATGTGTAGACAACGTAGACCCTGAAAGTAAGTACAGAATTAAACTTCAAGTTCCTCAAGTTTATGGGATTGCCATCTCCAATTGGGCTTTCCCTTGTATGCCCGTATCGGCATCTCCTAGTACCCTTATACCGGGACTTGGTAGAACAGTTTGGGTAATGTTTATAGGTGGAGACCCTAATTTTCCAGTGTGGATAGGAGTAATGTAATGGCAGACCGCGCTATTTCTTGGCCTTTTAAATTTACTGACGTAGGGTCCCTGGGCACTACCGCTGACCCAGAAAAAATCTGGAAAGACAGAATAACCTTGCTTTGCCTAACTCAAATTGGAGAAAGAATCATGCTGCCTACTTTTGGCACTCATGTTCCTGCTTCAGCTTTTGAAAACCAATTTGATGCTGTAGAGATGTGCAGAAGCTCTGTTATAGAAGCGTTTGCAAAGTGGCTTCCAGACCTAGTATTTTTAAATATAACTGGTGAATTAGACCCAGATACCAGTCAATTAGTGCTAGAAATTTACTATAATGACCCTACCGGAACTCCAAATGCAGTTACTCTTCGAACCGCGTTATTTACTCGTTTTGGAGATATTATTAAAGAGGTAGTAAATGGCTGATTTAAACTACGTACCGCAAGTTGACTACACGTCTAGAGATTACCTGTCTATACGTGACGACATGCTGGCGTTAATTCCGCTTTTTGCTCCACAATGGACAAATAGAGACCCTGCCGATTTTGGAATTGCTCTTCTTCAAATGTTCGCCTCTATGGGCGATAACCAGTCGTATTACGTGGACCGCGCTGCAAACGAGGCTTTTATATCAACTGCAAGCAAAAGGTCAAGTATTTTGCGCCATGCCGCTTTGCTTGATTACCAACCTACTCAGAGTAGCCCTGCGTTAGTTACCCTTACTTTTAGCAATTCAACTGGTTCTGCAATCGTAGTTCCAGCTGGAACACAGGTAGCTACAAGCACAACAGTGACTAGCGA